ATGATGCACACTTAATAGCAAATCAAAATGTAAACATGACTGCTAGAAGGAGAATAAATCTTGAGGCTCCCATAATAAATTTGGGAGATAGAACGGCAAGTCAAGCAATAATAAAAGGTGATGTTTTTATGGAAGTATTTAAAATTCTTTTAGTATCACTTAAAACATTTGCAACAAGATTAGGAGATGTAACTGCACCTAATCCAAATAATAAAATTATAGAACTTGAGTTAGCAGCAAATTCATTTAAAGATCAAATTGATTTATTAGTATTACCTTTTTTATCTGATACATTATCTAAAAGAAATTATACGAGTTAATTATGGCAAGTAAAAATCCAATTGTATATCTAATTAAACTAATTAGTAAAAGAATGCAAAAAGAAATTAATGAAGAAACTTCTGATGTATATCGTAAAAAACTAGAGGTAAGAGATAAAAATTTAGAAGCTATTTATCAATCCGATGAAAATCGTGAGAAGATGAAAGAGACTAAAGAAGCATGGGCTAACATAACAGAGAAAAAAGAAAAATATGAAAAATCTAAAGATGGAGTATCATTATATGATAAAATGGTAAAATTTCTTAAAAGTCTTAAAGCCGCATTAGATGTACAAGATAAAGTTCAAACGGCAAATCCTGTTACAGGACCGGCAGTAATAGCAAGTAAAGTTACAGCGTTTATTGAAGAACAAAAGAAAGAATTAGAGTATATAAAAAAAGTTGCAGGTACTCAGAAAAAATATATAAAAGAAGATTTAAAATTATATGGAGAAGCTTTAGAAGCATTAATTGATGAAATAAATAAGGGAGATGATGCTTATAGACAAGAAATATTATCAACCTTAGACCCGTGGGCACAACAAGATCCATATATAGCAGATGCTCCATATAATAAGATTATGTCAAGATATCAAGAACGTTTAGGAGCGCATGAAGTAGCTGCTGCAAAAGAACAAGCATCGGGTGGAAAAAAATTAGGAGCGGGTTGGGGAGATATTGTAGGAGCGGCAGTGCTTGGTGGAGTAGCTAGCCAACTCTTTTCTCAAGGAAAAGAAAATGTTACAAATTCATCAATGAATTTAGGTGAAGGTACTGATACAGCAGAATATAATAATCAACGTTATTATGAAGAACAATTATTAAAAGGTATTGAAGAAAAACAGAGGAATGGTGAAGAATTAACTCCTGAAGAGGAAGAAGCAATGAAAAAAGCAATAGCAGGTACTACCCCAGGTACAGTATATAATGCGTTTCAAATTACTTAACAATAAGAGGTAATGTTATGAAAGTAAAACAACTAAGAACTATTATTAGAAAAATGGTAGTAGAAGAGGTTAAAAAGCAAGTTAACGAAATATTTATAAAGGAACAGGTAAAACCTTCTCGTATGGTAGCAACAAAGCCAGTAAAACGAGAAACAGTTAACTATACTGATAACTCTACATTAAATAAAGTTTTAAATGAAACCGTTGGGTTTAAGGGAGAAACTGAAGAATATCCAACTATGGGTGGTAAAGCCTATACTACAGGAGATATGTCAGAGGTATTAGGATATGGAGAAATGGCTTCTCCTGAACTAAAAAGAGATAGAGTTGCAGCACAAACTTTAGCAGAAAAGGGTGTTACTCCAGACCAAGTAGGTGATGGAGTTGTTAACGCACTTACAAGAGATTATTCTGATTTAATGAAAGCAATGGATAAAGGTAAATAATGGCAAACGTAGTAAAATATTCAGCACTTGGTATTCCGTTTGGAATGTCATACCCATTAACGTTTGGAACAGATACTAAAACATTTGGACAAATTATGGAATATGGCACAACTGTTAAAAACAATTTACGAAATCTTTTACTTACTCAAAAAGGTGAAAAAGATATGGATCAGGATTTTGGTACTAATTTACATGGAATACTATTTGAATATCAAGTTGGAGATTCAGAGTTGGAAGCTGCGATAAATGATACTATTAATCAGGCTGTAGAGAAGTATATGCCAGGGGTAATTGTTAATAGTTTAGTCGTAGAACCAAAAGATAATCATGATGGAGCAGTAGTAGTAAAAATAGATTTCCAAGCAGATTTTTCGGATCCAGCTAACTTAGAATTTACAGTAACTCCAGATGGAGGCGTTGAAGATACCGCCCAAGCCCCGGTGATCAGCGGAGGGAAGGAGTAACATCAACGTTACTATAACATATAGGATAAAAAATGGGTGAATCAACAAATATAAAAAAAGACGTAAAAAGAGAAGTTAAGTATTTAAATAAAGATTTTTCACAATTTAGAGAAAGTCTTGTAGAGCATGCTAAAACATATTTTCCAGCTACCTATACAGATTTTAGTGATAGTTCTATTGGAATGATGTTTGTAGAGATGGCATCATATGTTGGAGATGTTCTTTCTTATTATGTAGATAATACTTTTAAAGAAACTATTTTAGCATATGCTGAAGAAAAGAAAACTGTATATGATATAGCACAATCATTAGGATATAAACCAAAAACAGGAGTTCCAGCTTCTTGTAAAGTAGATGTATACTGTACAGTTCCATCACAAGGTTCAGGAGCTAATGTTACACCAAATTGGTCTTATGCTCCTACTATAAATGCTGGGATGAGACTTTCTACAAAAGCCAATACAGCAACATTTAGAACTACAGAACCTATAAATTTTCAAGTTTCAAGTTCTATAGATCCTACTTATTTTGAAAAATATCAAGAATCTGCAGATGGTACACCAACAAAATTTTTATTAAGAAAGAAAGTGGACGCGGTTAGTGGGAACGTTAGTACAGAGTATATAACATATTCAGCAGCAGAACAATATACAATTAGTGTACTGGGGAATGAAAATATTAACGAAATAATTTCAGTATCCGATAGTGATGGAAATAAGTGGTATGAAGTAATGTCTTTAGGACAGGATACAGTTTTAGATGAAAGTGCAAATAATACCACAAATTCTCCAGATTTAAGTGATTATGCTGGAGATACACCATATCTAATGAAACTTATTAGAACACCAAGAAGATTTGTTACATATTTACGAGGTGATAATAGAACTGAATTAAGATTTGGTTCAGGAGTTTCAGATAATCCTGATGAAGAAATTATACCAAATCCAGATAATGTTGGATCATCTCTTTCTACAGGAGTTTCTAAATTAGATACTACATTTGACCCAAGTAATTTTTTAAAAACGCGGACTTATGGATTAGCACCATCTAATACAACATTAACAGTTGTTTTTGCGCACGGCGCTTCACATACAGATAATGTAGGTGTTAAACAATTATCAAGAATTGTAAATAAAGTAACATCAATACCAAATTCAAGCACTTTAAATTCAGCTACTGTAACTGCTACATTACAGTCTATTAGGGCTATAAATAATGAAGCAGCTGTTGGAGCTAAAAATGCAGAAACATTACAAGAAATAAAAAGTAATGCAGCTGCTAATTTTCAATCACAAAATAGAGCAGTTACTAAGAATGATTATATGGTAAGATCATTAGCAATGCCTTCTAGATTTGGAAGTATAGCAAAAGTTTATGTAGTACAAGATGATCATTTAAGTGATATAGCAGAATCAGTCAGCGATAAATCAGGTGCTTCATCAAGTGATTCAGAGGATTATACACAAGGTGGTACTGATCAAAAAGAAAAATATGGATAAAAACTATGCCTAGTCAAGATAATAAAAACCCGTTAGCATTAAATTTATATGTTTTATCATATGATGGAAATAAAAATTTAACTGCACCCAATCAAGCAACTAAAGAAAATTTACAAACATATTTAGGACAATATAGAATGGTAACAGATGCTATTAATATTAAAACTGCGTATGTTATTAATATTGGAGTTAAATTTTCTATAATGACATTACCACAATTTAATAAAAATGAAGTTTTAGTTAGATGTATAAATGAAGTAAAATCATTTTTTAATATTGATAGGTGGCAAATAAACCAACCTATAGTTATATCTGATTTATTATATAAATTATCAGTTGTTGAGGGAGTTGCTGTTGTAGTAACACCAGAAGATGCTGTAGCATCTACTGCAAATCCTGCTGATAAGCCACAAATAATTATTACAAATAAATACCGAACTGCTGATGGTTACTCTGGAAATGTATATGATATGGATAAAGCATATTATAATGGAATATATCATACATCATTAGATCCAAGTATGTTTGAATTGAAATATTCAGATTCAGATATACAGGGTAAAGTAGTTGGAACTATAGGGGGATAATAAATGCATTATTTTGAATATCCAAGCGTAGATGCTACAATATATCAAGCAAGTCAATCTATGAATACGGGATTGGATCCTATATTAGAGGTTAGGAAAGATGTGAGTGCTACTGGTGATACTGTAAATGTTTCACGAGCGTTAGTTAAATTTGATTTAACCTATATTAGTTCTTCAGTAATAAGTGGGTTAATACCATCTACTGCAAAGTATTATTTAAATATGTATGATGCAAACCCAGAAGAATTAACAACTAGTGATCTTTTATATGCTCATCCTGTAAGTCAATCTTGGACTGGTGGAACAGGAGAATTTGATTCTAATCCTCAAATAACAAATGGAGTTAGTTGGAAATATAGTCAAGGAAAGAGTTCAGGTCAATATTGGATGTCAGGCAGTTTATCGGGATCTGGTGCTACTTGGTATAGTGGTAGTGGTGGCGCTAAACTTGATGCTTCACAATCGTACGATCATTCAACTACTGATATGAGAATGAATGTAACAGATATAATGAATGCTTGGATTTATTCTGGCTCAACATATCCAAACGAAGGGTTTTTAGTAAAGAGAAGTGGTAGTCTGAAAAATGCAGATACTTCTCAACCAGAGGGAAGTACAACACATTTAGGAAATTTTAGTTTTTTCTCAAGAGATACAAATACAATTTATTCACCAAAGTTAGAAGCAGTTTGGGATGATAGTTCTTGGAGTACAGGAAGTTTACAACCAATAACAGGCTCTGATTATGATGATATGGCTTTTTATGTTAAGGGGTTGAGGAGTGAATATAAGCAAGATTCTAAAACAAAAATACGAGTGGTAGGACGGGCTAGATATCCAGAAAAAACTTATGCTACTACACCTACTCAATTGGGTGTAAAGTATTTACCAAGTGGTAGTACTTATTATTCTATAAAAGATGCACAAACAGAAGAAGTTATAATTCCATTTGGAAGCGGTTCAATAGTAAGTTGCGATTCAACAGGAAATTATTTTAATCTTTGGTTAAATGGATTACAACCAGAACGAATTTATAATGTTCAATTTAAAGCAACTGTAAGCCAGAGTACATCAAATGAGCAAGATGTAATATCTCTTCAAGATCACACTTTTAAAGTGAGTAGATAATGCCAATAACATTCGAACAAGTTAAAACTGATTCGAGGTTCAAAGAAAAACTTGATTCATTTCAAGCTAAACGTTTAAAACGCTTAGAAAGTGAATATCAAGATTTATTTTTAACTGGATCAAGAGAAGATGGTAGTACAGTATTCAGAACTAAGAATGGAACAATAATATCAGTTGATTCAGATTTAGATCTTTATGGAGTAGATTCAACTGATCAATTAGTTCCAGTAAATTTAGAAAAAACTTCCCCAGAATCAGATAAAGTTGATGATATTGTAGATAAAAATTTTAAAGAGTTAATGGGTGGAGCTGGCTTAGGATTAAGTATAGAAGAATTATTTAATGAATATGAAAGATTAAAAGGAAGTATACCAGGAGAAGGTACAATAAATTCACATAGGTATTTGGTTGAAACAAGTGTTGAATATATAGGTGGAATGGATGAATTAGCTAGAATTAAAGCAGAGTTAGAACGAGAGTTAAAAGAATTAGAATCATTGATAGCAGAAACTGCTGAAAAAGAAGCGGCGTGGACTTCTTATTTAGCGGAAATGAATAATTTTGTAGATACTACTCAACCATATTCTCGGGCAGATTGGGAGCAAAAGGGAAATCCAATAGCATCAGCTGATGCTGGTTATCAAAAATTAAGGTTTGTTAAAAATTTACCTTATAGTGTTGCTACGACTCCTAAAGTTGATGTTACTGGAGTTCTTGAATTACCATATAGAGTTTCCAAAAGAACTCAACGTAGAAAAAATGGGAAATTATCAAGTGGTTGGAAAAAAATATATATAAAAGTAGATGCAGTAGGTGGTACTGGGATGACATATAGATGGTTTGTTGATGGAAATGAAATTTTTCCAAGTGATAGATATGGGGCTACTGATAAAGAAGTAGTAGAATATTTTCCAGCTAAATATAGAAAAAATCATGCAACAAGAGTTTTTACATGCAAAATATCGGATTCTCAAACCCAAGGGGAGATTACTTCGGGTCCAATTAAAGTACAGGTTGACTAATGCCAAGTAATGAATTAACATATAATGATTTTAATATGTTGTATACTTCTACAGCACATCCGACGTCATTTGGAAATGATACTAGAGATTTTGTATTAGTAACAGTTTTAGATCAAACTGGTGAAGTAATAGAAACTACAGAAATATCTGTAGAAGAATTGAAAGTAGGAGAATTATTTAATTTTAATCCAGGAAGAATACTTAGAAAATTAGGATATATAGCTGGATCTTATAAAGTAAGATTGAATTTTCTTAGAAGAAAAGCTGGTTCGAGTGTATATGGATTCTTTGATAACGATAGAGAATTGTGGAAAGGAGCAGTTCAAAAAATTGAAGGTAAGTATTATACTGGAACAAATCCACAAGATACAAATGTTGAACCATTAACAAGGGTAAAATTAGCATATGATGTGTCAGATATAAGTCCATCCAGAAAAGAAGTTAGATTACAATTAAAAAATATAGATGTAACTGAAAAAACTTCATATGCATCTAATTTTATAAATTTTGATACTGCAGCATATGATTACATTCCAAAAAGTACAGATGATTATACTTCAGAAGGAACTGTAAAAGTAGATACTTCTGATCCTTATAAAATTAAAGCAACTTTAACAGCTGAAGATATGGGATTTTCTCCAGCTATGGTAGGGGGTAAGTTAACTATAGATAATGCATTTATTATATCATATAAAACAACTAATCTTACCGTAACGGATAATACTAATAAAACAATTACAAAAACAAATACTGTAACAGATTATGTAGATGATGAAGAAAATCCAAATATAGATGTAGGTCTTAAAGATGATACTACAGAAACAACAACTGGAGGTCGTGGTAGGCTTTCAACTGAACGAGACGAGTTTGATTTATAATGGCTAAGCAAGATCCAAATTATACAGAAAAAGATGCTCAAAGAGATGCACGAAAAGCTGCTGGTGAACAGGAAAAAAATGCCCCTGGAGTAGGAAAAGTAGTTGAATCAATACCTCAATATGCTCCATTTATATCTGAAATTGTAGAGGTTAAAAGTCGTGATACTATAGTTGTAGAAGCAAATTTTAAAGATGAAGGAATATCATTATCGGCACAAGATGGTGATTATGAAGGTACTAACCCAAGAAAACCATTAACATTTCATGTTACATTTGATAATATTGATGTAAATGATCTATCACATTATTTGTATACAGAAGATAATAATCTTTATTTAATTGTAAATACTCATCAGGAATCAGAGAAGAAAAAATTATTAAAATTATATTCATCAATTAGTGAAGCCTCTCTACAAAATGTTTCCGTAATAGAAGAAATTATTGATCCAGTTGAAGAAGATGTACTTTTAATACCAGAAGATGAGATTGATGAAGATGTAACTTTCTTATTAGATTCACAATTTGATTTAGAAGCAGCCCAAGGCTCATTTTTTGATAATAAATCAACACAATACAAAAATTTATCTGATTTAATAACAAGTGATGTAAATATATCAGAACAAATTAGAACAGATATATTAAGTTCTAGTTTACAATCAGTTGATTTAAATATAGATTTTGAAAAATATGATAATTTTACTGTATTTGGTTCTGCCGTATCTAAACTTGATAATGCAAAATATAAATTTGATAAGATAGAATCGTTATTAACTACATCTGCATCATTAGCAACTAGTTCTACTACAGGATCTTTAGGAAAAGAATTAAGTTCGGTACATAGACAAATTAGAGATGTTAAATTAAACTTTACACCATATGAAAAGTATTTGTATAGTACTGTTTCAACTGTTGTAAGTGGATCAGAATTTTTAGGGACGGAACGATATAATGCATCATGGCCAAAAACTGGAAGTGGAACATTTAGTGATCCATATACACCAATAACTTCATCTCATGCAGATTTTACATCTTGGTATGGGAGTGTTGTAAATGAAACTGGTCAGGCATATAGTGCATCGGTATTTGATATGGATAATGAAAATAGATTAGCTAATAGAATACCAAAATATATTGTACAAGATAATTCCAATGAAGATTTTTTAAACTTTATAGATATGGTTGGAGAAATGTATGATGAAGTATGGACATATATTAATCATATTCCAAAAATATATGAAACTTATGATTCGAATAAAAAAGGATATTCAAATGATTTAATTCAAGATGTAGCGAAAAGTTTTGGATTAGATTTGTATAATGGGGCAGATTTATTAGATTTACCAAGATATCAATACGGGCAATACCAATCAGGATCTGATTCTGCGTTCACAACATATTCAGCTGAACCCCAGAAAGATTTAGGTAGAAAAATACATAGAAGATTGATTAATAATATACCCTTTTTCTTAAAAACAAAAGGTACATTAAAATCTTTACGGGGAATGGTTAATATGTTTGGAATCCCTGCTACTATTTTAGATGTTAGGGAATACGGTGGTCCATCTCTTCCTGGTCAAGTAAAATCATTTAATATAAAAAGAAAGTTTACTAAATCTTTAGATTTTAGAGGTGGGCAATATGTTCAAGTACCTTGGGTACACGATGGAAATACAGGAAGAAGACCAGATACAGTTGAATTTAGATTTAATTCTGTAAATAGTGGAAGTCAAACTCTTGTTGAAGCTGTAAATGGATCTACAAAACATTGGGAAGTTAAATTAAGAGAAGATTCTGGTACAACCGATAATGTTGGGCATGTTGATTTTCAATTATCTGGATCAAGTGGCTATGTTTCAATGTCTACAAGTGCTATGCCATTATATGATGGTGAATTTTGGTCTGTTATGGTTTCAAGAGAATCTGGTAGTGGTGCATATGTAGCATCTGATAGTGGATCTCAAGCCGTAACATATAGATTAGCAGCTAAAAAATATGATGCAGGAAGAGGTAAGATATATTATACGTCTGAAACTTCTATGTCTATAGATGGGGCTAATACAGTTTCTCAATCATTGAATACTTCTTGGTTAACTCCTAATCAGGTTAATGTTGGTTATGGTGCAGCTGGATATTTAACTGGTTCTATGATGGAGTTTAGATATTGGAATTCACCACTTACAATGTCGGCATTTGATAATCACGTTACTTCACCAAAAGCTTATAATGGAAATCATGCTTCAGCTTCGTATACTGATTTAGTATTTAGATTATCGTTTGATGATAATAAAGATTTGAGTGTAGCTGCAAATACACAATTACAAGATAAAAGTGGAGATACTTCATTAACTACAATTACTGGTAGTGCTAAGAATTTTAGTGGAAATTTTTATGCTAGTGTAGTAGATGAAGATAAAATGTTAGTACCAAATATTGGTCCTAAGAAAGAAAGTAATGTTAAGATGCGAGTTATTAGCTCAAGTCTTGAAGGTGGTGGCTTACAACCATATATTCCAGGATATAGTTCTAAACGATCGGAAAAAAGTTTATTAGATGCAGCTCCAAAAGATTCACCGAAAGTAGGAATATTCTTCTCACCAACAGATGTAATAGATGAGGATATTGTTAGATCTTTAGCAGATTTAGATTTTCATCAATATGTTGGAGATCCAAGAGATTTACCTAAACCAAGATATAGAAGATTACATGAAATAAAAAATGCGTATTGGCAAAAATATAGTTCACCAAATAATTTTTGGGATTATATGAGATTAATAAAGTATTTTGATCAGATTATATTTAAACAAATAAAAGATATTTTGCCAGCTAGAACAAGGCCCGAATTTGGATTAACAGTTAAACAAAATATTCTTGAACGATCAAAAGATATTATTTCAAGAGGATTAAGTTTTGAATCCCCAAATTTTGAAGGACACATAGATGCATCAATATATGCAAAAGAAGTTACTACAAAATTAACTGGAAGTATAAATGATAAGGAAGGAATTATTTCTGGATCTACTGAAATATTTAATATACCAACATTAACCAGATTAAATTATACAGGATCACATAAAGGATATTGGGGAAATACATATATATCTTCTTCAGTTACAAGCGGTGGTCCTGAATATGTGTTTGAAGAAGTTTTACAACCAGAAATAACTGGCTCGATTATTTCACCACATAATTTAGAAACAAAATATTATTATAGTAGTTCAGTAAGCCGATCTTTGAATTTATATTATTCTTCATCAACAGCTCGTTCCACTATAGATAGTAAATATGATCAATTTAGTGCATTAGCTAATTTGATGTTTGAAGGATGTA